GACGACTTGGCGGCATCTTGTGCAATTGTCGATTTTTGCGGCTTGACGGCAGACACGGTGCGATACAGCGTGCCGTACAAAGACGGGTCAACGCCGGTCAGGTCAACTTTCAGGTGGTCAAGCGCCATTTTGTACACGGCGGCGGCGGAGTCCTGAGCGACAATGTCGCCGATGACCGGGCGCACTTCTTGTTCGGCGCGGCGAATGGATTGCAGACGGGCTTCGGTCGCTTTGACAGCGGCGGCAATAGCAGCATCCATGGCAGGCTTGGATACCTTGTCGCTTTCGTCTTTGTCTTCGTCGTTGGCCGTATCTTCTTCGTCTTCATCCTTCGCCATTTCCTCGTCTTCCTCTTTGTCAGACTCGGCTTCGGCGGCGGCTTTGATGACCTTTTCCAGTTCATCGGCGGCTAGTTTGGCATCGGCTGCTAATTTGCCGGTAGTAGCAACTACAACGGCGGCGGCGATGCGTTTTGCATCTTCTGCAATCGTGGCGGCTTTTGGCAAACCGACAATTGCCTTTAAATCAATTGCAGCGTCGGCGGCGAGTTTGGGCAGCAGATACGCCCCGACGCCAGCCTTGACCGCCACCGCTTTACGGGACGTTTTACTCATATCAAATGACTCCAAAAATGGGTTTTTATCCCCAACAACAACGTCAGAGCCAGCACGCCCCGACTCTACTAGCGCGACGTGATTCCCGATAATGTCAGTCATCACGCCATCATATTTTTGGCCTTCATACTCGCCCGGAATCATCACGGGCGTGTAGCGATAGCCACAGGAAATTTCTTTCTGCACGTCTTTTTCGATACCGGCAATGGCAACGGCATCCCAGATAGTCAGCGAGTTATTCAGGTACGGGTGTACAAATTCAGCATCTGTGCCGGTCGTGCCGACGACAAACGGCTTCCACTCGGACTCATTGATGCCGACAAAAGATGGAATATGTTTGGACAGTACCTGTAGGCGATTAAATGTCAGAGCGGCTTTTTGCAGCTCGACTGGGTCGCGCAACAGCATGTAGATTTTGTTTGGTTCGAGTCCCAGCGATTCGTAATCCGGGATTTCATGACCGTAATAGGGATTGACCGCCGCTTTGGATATGTGACTTGTTTCGATGTGCAGCTTGCCGTCGATGTCCTTTTTGCGGACGGTCATACGGTCAAACGCCAGTTTTTCTATTTTCATACTGTCACATTAAGCAATGGTACATTGTGAAAATAGGATATAGCTAAAATTTAGTCAGTGCAAGATGCTGATAGTTTTTTGCTATGATGATTTGCTTCAGTCGGTTAGTTGATGATGGACAACAAAAAACCCGCACTAGGCGGGCTTGATGCTACATGTCGCGACTCATTCGTTTATCTGCTTTTTAGCTTTGTACCCGCAAAACGGACAGTAATTTACCTTCGACTCATATTCGCAATTTCCAACAGTCAACACGCCGTCTTCATCCTCTAGGCATGAGTCTATCGCCCCGCCGGAGTAAATATCTGGCGCATCGCAATGATGAAGTGCTTTTTTGCTGACAGTCGATTCTGTTGATTCAGAAAAAATTATACCACTTATTTTTGGTGACTGAGTTATCGCCTCTTTAAATTCATCACTCAATGCAACAGAAGAGATGACTGGTTTTTGATTATCCATGATGCCCTCTATTTTTGGTTGTGTTCTTTATTTTACCATCAATCAATGAAACCTGGAATTACCGGCTTACTGAAGCACCCGCAATTGATCTCCATGCCGGGATACGTCCATTTGCCATCCAAAAACATACCCTTGTCCAAGTCGTATGTTTTTCCGTCCGCTTTAACATGGCTTGGCCTCGGCACTTTCCCGGCATGACTGTGCATCCAAATGGCCTGATTAATGCCTAGCTCCTGCTGCCGGGTGCGCGTCAGTGTTTGGGTGGCTTTATTGTTTTGGTCGCGGGCGATTAATTTTGCCCGGCGGCGCGTAACACCAAATTGTTTTTCCAGTTCATCGGTCAGCGTCGCTAAGTCGCGGCCAGCCTGAACCGACTGCATCACCAGTGTTTCAATTTGCGCCAGTTGCTGGGCGCTCATGTTCGTGATTAGCCCGACCTGCTCTGCAATAACAGCATCATACGCTGTCTGCATTGCTGGCGTGATTTGCATGGATACGGTAAAACCGGCGTCTTTCAGCATGGCCTTCATGTCGGCGTCGGTGTAGTTGAGCGTCGATTTTGTGTGCCACTCAGCCAGTTTTTTAGCGCCGACGCGGAAATTTTTTAGCCAGCGTTTAGCTAGTTCATTCATTTTCTTTTGCAGCGTAGCTAAAGGACTTGCATCGAGCGCCATTTCAGACCGAAACTCGTTATACGCCGCTGAAAGCCAGTACAGCAAAGACTGGTTCATATCATCAACCAGTCGCAATAACTTTTTCCTGAAAATAGCCTCCGCCCGCGCATTAGCCCGGACGCCGCGCAATGGAATAGGTTTGCCGGTTGGCGAGACTAGCGTAGTTTTTTGATCGTGCGCCAGGATAGCCCGCGCTTGCTTCATGGCGTCAGCGCGGGATGCGTAGCATTTGCCTTGTTTGCCCCATTTATAGCCAGAGCCGCCGCCGGGTAATGTGCATCGCTGAATAGGCATCATTCATCGTCCAACAGTTCAGCGTCGCTATTTGTTTCCAGTCCGTGATACGGGCTGTTCGGGTCGGCGGCGATACGCATTAGCGAGTCCTCTGGCGAGAGCACGCCAGCACCAATCAATGCGGCATCGGCAGCGGCGTCTATCTGGCGGATTTCAGCCAATTCTTTCTCGGTCATTTCGCGCAGTGGCACAAATTTGAATGTGATTTCCGGGTCAATCTCGCCAAACTCCGACAACTGAATGACATCTAAAACTGTTTTCAGGTTGTCGGCAAACAGCAGCTCCTGCATCGCGTGAATGGTTGTTTCGAATACCAGAATTTCGCCTTCACTTGATGCGTTTAATCCTTGCGGAGTGATACCCAGCAAAAACACCAGTGGGATGCTGGATACAGATGCCATCTGCTCCTGAGCCTGGGCCTGCAATGCGTCAAGGCCAGATAACGGCGTGTTAATCTGGTCTATTTCCTCGCTGTCCTTGTCAACAACCATCGCTCCCCGGTTATCGCGCACTCGGTTGAATAAATCAACACGGGTAAACAAGTCTGTCCCGTCATCGCTGCCAGATAACGTGCCTTGCAGGTTGGTTTTCAGCACGGTCAGGCTAAACGAATGAATCATATCTCCGACACTGTTACGGGTGCGAATCCAGTTGTCGACATACGGCTCGGCCATTTGCGACAACGACAGCCCGCCAAAATTGTACGCGGCTTTCAGAATGTCCGGCACTTCGCGGCTGACAAACGTCATCAGCCGAGACTTATGCACGGTCGTACCCATGACGTACCATGAGTTAGGCTTGTAGTAGTCCGGTCGCAATGGCTGGTCAGCGTTAAACGCGCTTGGATATGTCCAAACCGGCTCGACCGTGTTAAAACCGATCAGTGAATCTTTTGTGATTTTTGCTTTGTCCAGGATAAGCGGCGTTTTTAGCTCCTCCTGATCCTCAAACGCTGGCACGCCGTCAGGTTTTTTTACATCAATGTAAATCTGTCCACGGCCATACAATCCGTCATATTCAGCAGCACGTCGAAACGCATCGCGCACCCGGTAACGCTTCATGGCGTCGTCGATTTGTTTGATTTTTTCTGACTTGTCTTCATCGCCGGTGCAAACGATCTCAATCCATTTTCGTGTCATTTCGCGGGCAATGGTTTCTGACATTTTGCGAAACTCTGGACGCTGGGCGAGCATGGCCAGGTACGGATAGCCTAAAAATTGCTGTTGTCCGCCATATACCTGATTGACATAGCTATAGTCTGTCGAGTCCATTGCCAACGCTGTTTTTGTTTCGGCAGCCGGGATAACACCGGCCGGCGGCATATAAGGAGCAATCTGTTTGGCTTCTACGTTTTTTTCATCGGCGCGAGCAAGTAGTCTTTTGTCAATTTTCATGGCCTTGACAGTAGGCGCGGCCTGCACTCTGATTTTTCGGTCGCGTTTGTTCATGCTCGCCTCAGCAGGTTCGGGTTGATTTTCATTTTGCGCTTGTTGGTCACAATCGGCTCTATAGCATACCGCAAAGCATCGGCATAGTGGTTGTTTTTGTCCTCGATGTCGGTTGTCGGCTCATTGTGGTCATCGGTTTTGTAACTGTAGGATGCCAGCTCTGCAAAGCAACATTCAGCGTCCGAGTGGATCACAATTTCCTTGAACGACTGCAAAACCACCACACCATCTTCAACACAACCATTCCATTTGACACATGGTTTGATTAGCGGAATGTCTTTTTTGACCT